GTTTCTATACAAATATTACCTATTGTAAATATTTTATTATTTTTAACTTTAATGAAATTTTCCAATCTCTCAAGAATCGACCCATTATCAAATGGAATATAGTTATTAATATTTGGGGATATATCACTATTATTATTTTTACAAATATATAGCTTTTTTGTGTTATTATCCCAGTATGCTTTTCCTACTTCTTTTGTTCCTGGTTCATTTAATATTCCTCCATAATCTTTCCCCATCATTTGAGTAAATTTATTCCCTTCTAGTGCTGTACTTTCTTGAGTTCCATATTTAACGATTCCATACTGCTCAGCTGAAGCATAGTCTGTTTTATTTACTTTTTTATTCATTCCTTCATTAAACTCTTGAAGTGATACATAACTATGCAAATCAATTTTGGCATCAACTTTTGAACCACTTGTTATATTGAAATAAATTACTATTATAAAAGAATGTGGGCTATCTTTCATTAATGGAATATAATCATATTTATCTCCAGCATTAGCATAAGCATAAAGAATTTCTTCACCTTCATTTCCTTGTGCATAAAGTCCAATTTCTCTGAAGATTTTATCTTCTCTTAGCTCAGCATTAGAAAATTGAAGTTCTATAGCTACTATATTTTTTTCATCTCCCTGTATCTTACAACTAGTTACACTAGCTGTCCCCCATACTTCTTTTATATCTGTTAAGAATCTAATCTCATCATTTGAAGTTATTGAACCACTTCCTAACTTTGCTTTTGTAAAAGTTAAAGTTTCAGATAAGTTTCCATTTATCTTTGCTTGAAGTTGTTCACCTTTTTTTGTTAGCTTTAAGCCTTCAAAATAACTCATTATGTAGTCCCTCCTATTTGAATTATCTTAGTAAATCCTATCCCTTGAGCTATATTCAATTCTGAATTTATCCTCATAGTTTGATCCAGTTTAAAATCAGCTTTTATCTCTATTTTTTTCATATTCTCAACTATTGATGAGTAATATTTATTACTTTTATTATTAATTATTTCAAGTTCCCAATACATTCTTGCCCCAGCTTCACAAACTTTATTTAAATCAGGCATTTTATTAATAACTTTCAAGTCATCAACCATATTTACTTTAAATAGTTGGCTTGCTACTTCTTGTAATGGTCTGGTCTTTAATTTTGTAACTTCTTTATTAGTAAGTTCTCTCGTTAATGAAAGTAAAAACTCCGTATTGGGTAATCCATCAAGTGCCATTTTTTTAATAATCAATGCTTGTCTATAAATTTCATCATCTCGACCATTTCTCTTTTCATCATATCTTTCCCCCATAAAATCTAAAAATATCCCTGAACATTTCAATAGTGATGTTTGATTTTTTAAGTCCTCTATTAAGGCATTTATGTACTCAATAACAGGCTTCAAGGTCTTATAAAATTTAATTGTATTTTCCTTTTGAAAATGTAAAGGTAAACCCTTTATAACCTCATCTATCATGATATTCTCCCAGCACTCTTTGGTATTTCATTAAAGTTTAATTGAATTGAATTACTCCAAATAAGAGTACTTTTTTTTCTAAACTTTAAATCAAAATCAGTGTATTTATAGTTTTTATTGTAAAGATATTCATATAAGAATGTTCCATTTGATAATAAAGCCCCTATCCCAGCTTCATTAATATACTCATCAATTAAATTTTTGATTTTTAATTCATCAGAACTTTTTATATCTAGTTTATATTCAATATCTGCTTGGGTTGGTCTGTCAAACCTTATTATTTCATAATGATTAGGCACAGATGTTGGAACATTCACAACAACACTTCCTCTTGTGTCAGGTGTGTGAATGTGCATATAAATAGCATGTGCTATTTCTTCTTTTATTCCTCCATTTACAACTATCCAAATGCTTTTTGGAGAAAGTCCAAAACTGTCAATGTCCATTGTATTATTTCTTATCCCATTAGCACTTTTCACTCCTGGTAATTTTCTAATAGCATTTAAAACAGGTAATAAAGCCCATTCCCCTTTACTATTTCCAGCTAAATATCTTTTTAAATACTCATAATCAGTTTCAGAAGAAAGCCCACCTTCTCCAATTTCTGTGTTTTGTACATCTACTATTGAAGCTGGTGCTTTTATAACTTTTTCAATTTTATTAATTTGAATGTTTCCTTCCTCTCCATCGAACAGGCTCTGAAATAGTATTGTCTTACTCTTTGAAGAATCCACCTCAAACCTTTCTATATTTTCATATCTTGTCCCATTTTCTGCTTGGATAATAATATCCCCTTGTACAACATCAACAAAGCCTGTCGCTGTAACTTTACAATGTACTTGTGCTTTTGTGCCAAATCTTCTAGGAAAAAAATATAATAAATTGTCTAGTTCTTCATTTTGTGCATTATATATATTTAAACCCCTTGCTATTGAAATAATTTTGTCTTCCAGGTAAGAGCAAAGATATATAAAAGGTGCTGCTAGTTTGTAATAATCACCAGTTGACTCAACATTGAAATCACTCCCAAAGTTTTCCTTTTTCTGTGCCTCTTTTTGTGCTAATTCCATAAGTCCTTGAAAGCCTTTTGTTTCAAATTTATCCACTGATAATCACCTCCTTTTCTATATCATTATGTTTTTTATGAGTTATATATATTTTTGCTTTTAAAATTCTTTTTTCCTCAGAAATTATTTGATAACTAATTGACTCTATTTCACTTCTAAACCATTCTTGTAACTTTCTGCAAATATGTTCAAGTTTATACTCAGCTACATCTTGTTCATTTATTATTCTTATATCAAGTCCTAAATTTTCATCATAAAAGCACTCTATTGAGTATATTTTTAAGGAGTTTACTACTCTTTGCCAAAACTCTTCTATTCCTGAAATAGTTAAAAAGTTAATATCTCCATCATTCATTTTTATAGCTTTCATTAAACTACTCCTCCACTTGTGTCATTTCCTTTTGCTACTCCTGAATGCTTATGATTTTTTAAGCTCTTTTCTCCAGCCTTAACATCTTCTGTTGCTAAAACAGTTCCAGTTGAGGATATATTCCCAGTTTGTGTTGTATTTCCTTTTTGAGTAGTATCTCCATTTATTTCAACATTTCCTTTTTGACTAGAATTTCCTTTTAACTCAATATTTCCTTCCTCTAATCTATCTCCAATAATTCTAATATCAGAAGGAAATTCAAGACTTTCAGTAGCATTTGGAATTGTGAAAGGTAAGATAAAGCCATTATTTAAGTTATTCCTTCTACTTGAATCCATAACATCATGAGAGCCTTGACTTATATATGAAGAAATATCAAAAGTTAATATAAAATACGGCATTATGTCCCCTTCTTTAATATTCCAATCAATGTGGTCTTTACTATCTCCAAATAATGCCACTGGAACATTACGAAGTACAGGCAAGGCAACTCCATTTGGACTAAATAAAGGTTCAGCATCTACAAATCTACCTTTTCTTATTTTTTGTATTTTTACTAGAATTATCCTTATGTTTTCCATCATCTTTCATCACTTTTACTCCTAGTTTCATATTCCAACTATCATTTAAAGAAATATTTACCTCTTCAACTTGCATAAATCCACTGACATCATCACTTGAAACATATACAATATCTCCTTTTTTTATATAGTGAATTGGAAAACATTCAACAGTATAATCATATTTATTACTTTCTTTTACAGTTTTCTTTTTCTTTTCTTTGGTCCATTTCTCATCTTTTTTACTGTCAGTTTTTTTATTATCAGACTTTTTATTTACTTTCACTTCTTTTTCTTGCTGTTCAACAGCTTCGGGATTATGTATCAAACCACTTTCAAAAGTTAAATTAATAGCTTGATTTTTCTGCCTATCTGTATAAATATAAAGATCATCACCTTTTAAAGTCATTTTACTTTCTGAGTCCTGAACTAATTCTTTTAACTCCTGAAAACCTTGACTATAACAAGTAAAACCATTTGTATAAACTTTGTCTTTATTTAGATCCATAGAAATAAGATTTAAACCTAATTCCTTAGTAACTTCTTTAATAGCTTCTGATATTCTTACATTCCCATCTAAACTAATAGAAACTATTTTACTGCTATTCTTAGTTCTTTCTGAACAAGTTAGCTCTTGAACAAAAGAAGCTCCATCTCTTGCTTTTTTCTTTTTAATAACTTCATACTTAGAATAATATCCAATATCAGACTCATAACCAAACCAAAGTTCTATTTCACTTCCTACCTCTATGTCTTGACTTAAATTGTATATTTTAAATGTCCCTACTCCTACTTTCCCTTCTTCTCCACTTTTTACCTCAACATCAAACTTTAATCCATTATTATTATGATCATTTATTTTTACTCCATTTATAACAAGGTGTGAATTTCTTGGGAAAATAGGTCTATTTGCTATAAATTCCATTATTCCTCCACTAAAAGTTCAATTTTATCTATATTTTCATAATCAATTTTTACTGCTTTTCTATCCAAAGTATTTGGAATAATATATTTTTGTGGATATTTTTTATTAAAGTTCCCTTTTTCATCAACTAATTTATTAAACCAAAGTGGAATACCAAATAAAATAGGCTCATTTGGATATATTAAATTATCCTCAATGTCATAAAGTGTTACATATACCCTTTTATCATAAGAATTATATGTAAATTCAAATTGAAAAGTTGTACCTGCAATAGTTACATCAGTTATATATGGAATTGATTCTTTCATTATATTTATTTTCATTAAAATGCTCCTCCACCTGCTGATTTTCCACCACCATTACTATTAGGTAATTTTATATGTTCACTTTGTAAGTCTCCTTCCCAATCTTTTGTTCCATTTGCATTTTTTCTTACTTCATTTATTTTATTTCTTACTTTTGCTCTTGTTTTTATTTTTGTTTTCTTTCTTACAGCAGGTTTAGCCTTTTTACTGGGTGCTGGTATCATAGAAACATGAGCAATTTTTATTTCAACTAAGGAAATTGTAAACTCTGTATAGTATAAAGATGTTATTGTATTTTCTATACTTGTGATAGCCATATTTTTATATAACTTAACCATATACAAGTCCACAAGTTCTCTTTTATTTCTAAGTTCTATAATTTTTTCAAAAATTTCTTTATGATTAGCTCCAACAATTTGAACTTTAAAAGATAATTCCAAAGGGTTTTGAGTTATATTATCAGCTATTTGAGTTCCATCATCTATTGGAACTGTTGGAACATCATTAGAATAGCTTTCAGATACATCAGAAACTAATTGAAGCTGGATATTTCCTAATAGAATAGGTGGAGTTTTCTTAATATGATTATCAATTTGATTAGACAATGAGTTAGCACTGCTTAAAAAACTACTTACTTTACTCATCAAATTTGTTATTGAAAACATCTATATATCTCCTTTTGCAATCTCATTTTGTAGCATAAAATCTTCTAATTTCTCAACTATTATTTCTCCTACTCTGTTCCAATCAGTTTCAGCTTTTGTAGTTGTTGGCATATTTATAGTAAGATTTAATATAACTCTTTTATCAGTTTTATTAGAATTTTTAGTATTTGTTGAACTTTTTATATCCGAAAAGCTATTATTTTCTACATTTGAATAAGCATTATTTTCTTCAGCAGTTAGTACCCTCTCTCCCTTATGAAGTTCAGCTATATAGCCATCAAAAGGAACATAGTCAAGTCCTATTTTATGTGTCCCATCTATCACAGGAGTATCTTCAAAGTATACTCTTTCAGTTGTTGTTTTCTTCTCTCCACTATCATCAAAAAACCATGATATGCCTGGTAATGATTTTATTTTTTGTCCTAAGTTTGAGAAAAATCCTTTAATATTTTCCCAAATTTTAGCAACATAATCTAATATAAAATCAAAAGCTGAAGCAGCAGTTGACTTCATTGTCTCCCACACTTCTTTTAATTTATCAATTAACTTAAAAAATATATCAACAGCTTTGTCTTTTAATCCTATAAAAAAATTGCCTATTGTTTGTAACTTAGAATAAAAATAAGTCCCTAACTCTGAAAATTTAGTTTTTATTCCTTCCCAAGTGTCTTTTAAGAAGTTTGATATATAGTTAAATACTGATGAAAATGTTGACTTTATTTTCTCCCAGATACTTTTTAATTTATTTATTAACTTATTAAATATCCCTACAACTTTATCTTTTAAGTCTACAAAGAAATTACCCATTGTTTGTAACTTAGAATAAAAGTAAACTCCTAACTCTGAAAATTTCTCTTTTATTCCTCCCCAAGTGCCTTTTAAGAAACTTGATATTGA